CAAGCTGCCAGACAACAGGATATAGCTAACAGAGGAGCGTTAGCATCACAACAATTAGGTTTAGGACAGTTTCAAACAGGATTAGGTCAATTACAACAACAAGCGACAGGCACAGATATTCAACGTTTAGGTTCATTGGGCGCACTGAATCAGGCGCAGGCTCAGGCTCAACTTGATGCACAAAGAGAGGCAGCAAGACAGGCTACATTCTTACCACAAGAACAATTAGATAGATTTGCTGGACAAGTAACAGGAATTATGGGTGGATACCCTGGACAGTTCCAATCAACAATAACACCTAATCCTACGCCATTACAGACTGCGTTAGGTGTTGGTACAACACTTGCAGGTATCTATGGTGCAACAAGACCAGGAGCTAAAATAGGTTTTAACGTTTAATTATGAACAGAGTATTAAAAAGACCGATGTTTAGAATAGGTGGATCAGCGGGCACTGGTATTACATCAGGGCTAGATCAACCAAGAAAACAATATGCAAATGGCTCTGAATATAATCTTAAAGATTATGAAAGAGAGAGAAGAATGATTGAAGAGATGATGAGACAAGAACAATTACGAAAAGAAATGGAATTAGATTTAAAAAAGAAAAAAGTCAGAGAACAAAAACAAATGGCAGCTGATGGCGGTAGAATAGGTTATGCAAATGGAACACCTAACTTTCAGTTTGGTGGGGTACCAGGTTTTCTAACTAATTTTGGTTTAAATCTTTTATCAACACCACCACAAGGTAATATATTTCAAACAGCTGCAACGAAGACAGCATCTGACAGAGCGTTTGCAAAAGAATTAGCAGCAGAAGAAAGAGAGTTTGAAGAAGGACAATTAGAGAAAAAATTAGCTGCACAAAAAGAAATAGCTGGTATGAAATCAACAGACTTAACTGAAAGAATAAGAGCGATTGCTGATACAAAATATGAAGGTGATGAAATAAGAGCACAAAGAGAAGTTAACTTTCCATCTGAAGTATATCCTACTTTAGTAGCTGAATATGGACAAGAGTCAGTGGCTACAACTGTAATTGACTCCTCTGGTTTACAAAAACAAAAAGATCTTGATAGATTTGTAAAACAAAACCCAGCGTTAGCTCGTCAGGTTGTGTATGATGTTAGAACAGGTAAAGCGATGAAGTTTGTAAAAAATACAGTTACAAATAAATTTGAATTAATACCTGCAAGTTCTGCAGATGTAGAAGACACTGGTGACATGCAACCGGCACCAAGAGAAAATCCAGGATTATTTGGTCGAGACACAAAACCACCAAAAGAATTAAAAGAAATTTTACCAGATTTTACAGAA